GATAAAGAAACGTAAGCATATACTCGTAAGAGATAAGTATGTATGCCAAGAGTGCAAGCGTTACGGTCGAGTAGTAGCAGGTAATACAGCACATCATATTGTGCCGGTTGAAATGAACAGCGACTACCAATGGTTAGACGAGAACCTGTTGTTAGTATGCCCAGTGTGTCATGATTCATTCCATGATCGAGTCACGCATAAGCTAACAGAAAAGGGACTTGAACTCATGGCAAGACACATCGACGCTATCATCGAAGCCGACAACCTAAACAAGAATAAATTATAAATGTTCATAATGTTAAGCAATTAAAGACATATCCCCCCCTACTTTGATGTTCAAAGTAATAAATAAACAGACCGGAGCGTGGAAGTCTTTCCAATAGCGGACATTGTGGAAAAACTTTTTTGAATATTGAAAGTGAGGTGCTTGAAATGCCGGGAAAGGCGATAACAAAGGGTACAATCAAAAAAAATACAATCGCTGACATGAAAAAACTTGGCACGTATAGGCCTGAGTATAATGCCGTTATCGATATTTATTGCGAACTGCGCGAGCAGTACGAATGCCTTACTAAAGTTTTCAAAGATAGTGGCTATAAAAAGTATGCAACAGCAACCGCAGATGGTGGCGATAAGAAGTCTTCATTGATCTCGACGCTTGAAAGTTTGCGAAAAGACATTGCTAACTACTCGATTTTACTGGGTTTGAATCCAAAAGCACTTGAATCAATAACAGCAGAAAAAAAAGCGGTCGTTTCAAAGCTGAACAAGGCGCTTCATGAAATATAAAAATTATGATGAAGTGTTCAAATTCGTAAACGATACGATCTCCGGTGTTCGCCCAGCAAACCTAGAACAGATTCAAAGTTGCAAACGATTTCTAAAAACGATTGAGAATCCATTGTATGAGTTCAAACCGTCAGAGCCGGAAAAGATTATTTCAATTATCGAAAGTACACTCGTTCACGTGCAGGCAGAGAATCTACAAGGTGTTCCGATGACGGATACGCCTTTTTATTTGATGCCGTATCACAAATATTGTATTTACGACATCATGGGATTCTTTCATAAAGGAACGATCATTCGAGTACGAAAAGAAGCGTTCATTGAAGTACCAAGAAAGAATGCCAAGACGACATTCGCTGCTTCATTGGCGTGGGCGTTAAGCCTCTATTATCGCCGATCAGGAAGTAAATGCTATGTCGTGGCAGCGTCGATGAAACAGGCACTCGAAAGTTTTAACTTCATCAGTCACAGTATCAAATACATGGGCGAAGAAAAGAGTTTCAGAATCGTTGACAATAATCAGGAACACAGTATCAAAGGAAAGTTCGATGACGGAAGTGTTTTTATTCAAGCATTGGCTTCGAATCCGGACAAGCAAGATTCATTGAACGGAAACATTGCGATATGTGATGAGATCCACACGTACCACAATCCGAAACAATATAACCTTTTCAAAGAAATGATGAAAGCCTACACAAACAAGTTACTGATCGGCATTACATCCGCCGGTGATAAAATGAATAGTTTCTGCTATCGCAAAATTCAATACTGTAAAAAAGTGTTGGATGGAACAGTAACAGATGAACAGTACTTCATTTTTATTGCCAAAGCCGATGAAGATGAAAACGGCAATGTGGACTATACGAATGTACTTGAACATCAGAAAGCAAATCCGGGATATGGAATCACCATTCGGCCCGAAGATATGTTGAATGATTCTCGCCAAGCATTGAATGATCCGCAACAACGGAAAGATTTCTTATCTAAATCGTTAGACGTTTACACCGCATCGATGAAAGCATATTTCAATATCAACGAATTCAAACTGAGTGACAGTAAATACAACTGGACGATTGAACAATTATCTAAACTTCCAATTAAGTGGTTTGGCGGTGCCGATCTTTCAAAGATGCATGATCTCACTGCTGCGAGCCTGTACGGTGTATATGAAGATGTTGATATCTGCATCACTCATGCGTTCTTTCCACGTGTGGCAGCAGTCACAAAGTCGGATGAAGACGGAATACCGCTATTCGGTTGGGAAGATGACGGATGGTTGACGATGAGCAACACCGCAACCGTTCTTGTCGATGACATTGTAAAATGGTTCGTCACGATGCGAACAATGGGATTCAATATCGCGCAGATCGGATATGACCGTAAGTTCGCCGAAGAGTTCTTTCTGATGATGAAAGCATATAAATTCAACATACTGGATGAACCGCAATATTACATGTCGAAGTCGCAAGGATTCAGACACATTGAACAACGTGTCAAGAATGGAAAATACTATTATTTGCACAGTCAAGCGTATGAATATTGCGTCACCAATATAAAGGCCATTGAAAAGGTCGATGATGCAATTCAATATGAAAAAGTTCAACAAGAGAGCCGTATCGATTTATTTGACGCCTCTGTGTTCTCTTGCATTCGGTATTTGAAATCAAAAGAGAAGACTAAGAAAGCGTCCGATTGGTTCGGAACGAAAGGAGCAGCCAATGACTAAGAAGAGAAGCAGACCAAGAGCAAGAGCTGAACCGATTCTGCAAAAAAGGGAAACAACGCCGATGTCGATGTTTCTGACCAGTGGTACAGATGACTGGTACTCAAACGAGTATATCCCATTAAGTCGGGATCCGTCAGTCGTCACTGCAGTTCATAAAATCGCCGAGTTGGTCAGTACGATGACAATTCACTTGATGAAGAACACGCCGAACGGTGACATTCGAATCAAGAATGAACTAAGTCGAAAAATCGACATCAGTCCTTACAAACTGATGACGCGTAAGTCATGGGTTCATTGGATCGTTGAAACCGCGTTCTTTAAAGGAAATGCTTTCGTACTTCCAATCATGACATCAGACGGATTGATCGATGGATACATGCCGATGGCGCCGAACAATGTTTCCGTGATCGAAAGTGACTTCGATTATAAAGTCCTGTATAACGGAAAAATGTATAACTCGGATGAAGTGTTAAGGTTCATGATCAACCCACGAACGGACAAACCGTTTCTCGGTGAATCGTATCAACTTCCTTTGAAGGATGTTCTTAGCACATTGAGTGGTGCTGCAAAAACAAAGAAAGAGTTTATGTCGGGTAAGTACAATCCTTCATTGATTGTAAAAATTGATTCAAGCGCCGGTGATGCGGCTAACAAAGAAGGGCGAGATAAGATTCAAGAACAATATCTCGATACTTCAAGATCTGGTCAACCGTGGATTATTCCGGCAGACTTGATGGATGTTCAACAAGTAAAACCGTTGACACTCAATGATATTGCCTTGCATAAGAGTGTTGAAATCGACAAACAAACAGTAGCGGGAATGATTGGTGTTCCGGCTTTTTATTTGGGCGTTGGAACATTTAACAAAGACGAACATAACAACTTCATCGGAACTCGCATTTTGGCAATCGCCAAAGAGTTTGAGCAGACGCTCACACAAGGGATTCTCTATTCACCTGACCTGTATTTCAAGTTCAATATCAGGTCGCTGTATGCATACTCAATTGATGAACTATCAACAGTATTCGGTGATGGCTATATCAAAGGCTACATCACAGGAAACGAATCGCGTGACGCATTAGGTCTATCACCGATGGAAGGTCTTGATGAATTAGTGATTTTAGAGAACTTCATACCGATTAGTTCAATCGGTAATCAGAAGAAACTTAACGGTGAAGGGAACAGTTATAAAGATACAAAAGTTTCAACCGTAGCGAAGAAAAAGGTTGATACACCTGATGTTGAGTTAGCTCCGGACGAAACAGTATCTCAAGTAAGTTTGAATGGTGCGCAGATCGCAGGTTTATTATCAATTGTTCAATCGGCAATCGATGGACTGCTTGGGTATGATTCGGCAGTTGCCTTAATTGTGGCGTCATTCCCATACGATGAAGAAACCGCTAAGAAGATTCTTGGAAATAAAGAAGACCTTACCAAGAAACAAGAAGAAAAAAAGAAGATGCTTAGCGACGAATTACTGAAAGGAGATAAGAAAGTATGAAAACAGTAAGGATATACGGTATTGAACGTGCCTTTGATTTACCTTTTTCGGCAGTACGTGCAGAAGACGGAAAGCGTTACATCGAAGGATATTTCGCTCTTTACAATTCTGCTACTGAACTCACACCGGGCATTGAAGAAGTGATTGAACCGGGCGCATTTGCAGACACGCTGACGAACGATATTCGTGCGTTGTACAACCATGACACTTCTATGGTGTTAGGACGTAACACAAGCGGTACGTTGGTTCTGCGAGAAGATGCGAAAGGTCTGTACGGAAAAATCGAAATTCCTGATACATCGTATGCGAACGACCTTCATGTACTCGTTTCAAGAGGTGACGTCACTCAATGCTCTTTCGGTTTCAACATCGTTGAAGAATCGACCGAAGACTTGGGCGGTGGAAAATATCGCTTCCGTATTCGTAAAATTGACCTTCACGAAATCAGTGTTGTTACGTTCCCGGCATATCGAGATACTCTCGTCCATGCACGTGATGAACGTAGCGCCGATGTGGAGGCGATTAATAAGCGCAGTTTTGAATTAAGAAAGCAAGAACTTTTAAAGAAAGTTCGGGGGTAGGAAATGTTAAAGCAATTAAGACTTAAAAAGCAACTGGAAATGGAACGTGCAAAATTGCAAGAACTGAATGTCAGAAAAGCGGAAACGCTGTTAAAGACACAGAATCTTGAACGTTCGATCGAAGAAGCGAAAACCGACGAC